GTGGGAAACTGTTTTTAATGAAGGCAGTGCTAACGTAGACTTTAGAGTTGAGAGTGATCAGAAGACTCATTTGATTTTTGCAGAGGGTAGTACGAATAACGTCGGTATAGATAACGCCTCCCCCCAAGAAAAACTTGACGTAACCGGTAACATTAAAGCAAGTGGTACACTGTACGCTTCTGATTTAGTCGTGGACGACACAAACCCCACTATTAGTCTACAAGATAATAATGGTGGTGGTGGTTCTGGTGAAATTGTACAGAATGCTCAGGAATTAATCTTACGGTCTACAGGCACTGGAAACGCATTTGGTAGTGTTTCTTTCATAACTAAAGACGGAAACGGAACTAGTGTAGAGCGTTTAGCTCTTTCTACTGCTGGTGATTTCAAAGTATTTAAACCTGATGGAACCAAAGGATTATTCCTAGATGTATCTTCTGGTCGCTTGGGTGTTAATAAAAGTGAAAACCCTGTAGCAACTTTAGATGTTGAAGGTGATGGTAAGTTTACGGGTGAACTACACGTAGGCGCTGATACAGCCGTAACCGGGACTATATTAGCAACAAGAAGCTCAAGCCCACCTTTAGTAGCTAACCGTATAAACTCTAGTGGCGTTATAATTCAAGGCAAGGTTGATGGCAACAATGTGGTTAATGTTGGTCATGATGGTACTAACGTCTTCCTCACAAATGTTGCAGATGGTGGTATACGTGTTTCAGGAACTGCTGTTAAACCTACTATAAATGGTTTTAATGCTAACGATGATGCTTGTGACTTAGGATCTGCGGGTAGCCAGTTTAAAACGCTTTACATTTCTGAAGGTGTCGATTTTGGTAACGCCACAGCAAATATAACCAATACTAAGTTGGATGACTATGAAGAGGGTACGTGGACTCCTACGTATACAACCGCTACTGGTGATGGGTTTGGAACTATTGCTTATGACTCCGTGACTAAAGGGCATTATACTAAAATAGGTAATCAAGTGTTTGTCCATGGTCGTATTAAAACCACAGAGTTTAATGCTGGAACGGCCTCAGGTTCCATACGCATAGGTAATCTACCTTATGGTACTGCCTCGATAGGTACACAGGCAGGGGGCAATTGTATTATTGGTAGATCACACCTTTTTGATGGCTATATGCCCGTTACTGGTCAGGTGTTAAACAACAACACTCAGATCCAACTGATAAAGCATACAGACCCAACGGCTATTCAAACTACTTTTGGTATTGCCTTAATGACGTCAGGTACGGTAACCGGAAACGACGTAGCCTTTAGTGCGATGTATTGGACGAACAGCTAAGAAATAAATTATGCCCCCTTCGGATGGAGGGGGTGGACTTTTTAATTTAACAATAGGAAAATAAAATGAGTTTAACAAAAGAATTAGTAGAAGATAAGATTGAAATTGTTGGTGAGTTTAAAGCCGTACAGATTAGAACCGCTACCGTAATTAAAGACGATGATTTAGAGCTTAGTAGAAGCTTCAGCAGAAAAGTAATCCTAGCTGGTCAGGATTATTCTGAAGAGTCCCCGCAAGTGCAGGCCATTTGTGCTGCTGTCCACACCCCCGACGTCGTAGCTGCTTTTGTTGCTACGCAAAGTGGTGACTAAGATGACGAAGGCACGAGATATAGCTGAATTTAACGTGACGGGGGTACTTACGAGTACCTCTAATCTTGATGCAACTAAACTAACAGGAACAATTCCAAACGCTAGGTATGGTACACCCACCTTTAGTGCTGCTAACTTAACTAACTTACCCTCAGCAGCCTCTGGGGTCTTTGATGACATAGGATTTAGCGCAAAACGTACCGGTGGTCTAACTGTGGCACACAACACAGCTACAACAGTGCCATTTAATAGTGAGGTTTGGGACACGAATAATGCGTACAACCCAACTACAGGTATCTTCACAGTACCCACAGGTGGTGCAGGTAAATATTTAGTCAGTTGCTCTGTACACTTTTCAGACGCTCAGGGTAACATGACTAAGCAAGAAATGTTCTTGCAGCGGGGGTCTAATGCGGAGCTACTTGCTAAAGTAGACATCGCATCTAACACTGCATTAATGGTTAACGAAATTCAGACGTGGCAAGGTATTGTAACCGCAGCAACAGTAGGCGAGACGTTTAAGATTAACGTCAAAACACAAACAGGTGACTCAAGCTCGACCGCTGTTGAGGGCGGTGTCGCCACTAACTTTTATATGATTAAATTACTTTGAGGATAAATTATGGAAGATTTGACTCCAAGAGTTGATCGACTCGAGTGGCGCATGGAAGCCCACTCCGAACAACTTAAACGACTACACGAAACAACAGCAGAACTAACAGTCCAACTGTCCACCATTAACAGGACATTAATACAGATAAAATGGTTAGCCATTGGTGTCGGTATCGTCCTTTCAGGGCAGGCAATGGGATTGGGAACCTTCTTAAAATTAGTAGGAGTATAATATGTTAGGTGTAACGGACTTGATTGCAGGTATCTTTAAACCTGCTGCTGAACTCGTAGACAAACTACACACGAGTGAAGACGAACGCTTAAAAGCTAAAGGGCATCTTCTCGATGTTCAAGCGGCTGCTATGCAGCGTGTCTTTGATTATGAAACGGAGATGATTAAAGGCCAGCAAGCTATCGTCGTATCAGAAGCCAAGAGTGAGCATTTTATTGTAGCTGCTTGGCGTCCCATCACCATGTTAACTTTTCTTGCACTGGCTGTGGGGGACTCTTTAGGGTTCCTCGCAACGCCTTTGCGTGATGAGGCATGGATGTTGCTACAGCTTGGCCTCGGTGGTTATGTTGTAGGCCGCAGCGGTGAGAAGATCGCAAAAGTTATAAAGAAAGGATAAATTATGGATAAGACAATATTAGACGCGCTACACGACAGTGTTGCGAAAGAATTACTACAACGAGTTGCATCAGGTGAAGCTACCCCGGCAGAATTGTCAGTAGCAACAAAGTTCCTTAAAGATAACGGAGCTGTTCACGATGTTGTAACAACTGAATCCCCTTTAGGTAACCTCTTAGAAAAGTTACCGTTCACCCCGGAGGCATCCCATTGAACAGAGATTATAAAAAAGAATACAGAGAGTACCAAGGGAAGCCAGAGCAGATCGCAAGACGGTCTAAGCGTAACCAAGCCCGACTAAAGATTAAGAAGGCTAGGGGAGCAGGGGCTATCGCTGGTAAGGATGTAGATCACAAGGATCGCAACCCACACAATAACTCGACAAGTAATCTTCGCATTCAAACTAAGAAGAAGAATAGGAGTCGTAATGGATAAAGTACCAGAGCAGTTACACGACTTCCGAAACTTCATGTATGTTGTTTGGAAGCACCTTAACTTGCCTGATCCTACGCCTGTTCAATACGATATGGCTGACTTCATCCAGAATTGTCCTCGTAGATCAATCATCGAGGCTTTTCGGGGTGTAGGTAAGTCATACATCACAGCAGCATTCGTCGTACACCAACTTCTACTCGATCCACAGAAGAAGTTCATGGTAGTGTCGGCCTCAAAACAGAGGGCTGACGATTTTTCGACATTCACTCAACGCCTAATCTTAGAACTCCCAATATGCCAACATCTAATAGCCTCAACTGAGCAAAGGTGGAGTAAGATAGCGTTTGACGTAAGACCCGCATTAGCGTCTGGTAGTCCTTCAGTTAAATCTGTCGGTATTACCGGGCAGCTAACGGGCAGTCGTGCAGATATTATCATTGCAGATGATATTGAAGTACCTAATAACTCTATGACGCAAATGATGCGGGAGAAGTTAGGTGAAGCAGTGAAGGAGTTTGACGCTGTTCTGAAACCTGAAGGGAAAATCCTATACTTAGGAACCCCACAGTGCGAAATGAGTCTTTATAATACACTCACGGAGCGTGGATACCAGATGAGAGTCTGGCCTGCACGTTATCCTTCCCCAGAGAAGGCTGAGAAAGCTTATGGGGCGCGTTTAGCTCCAATGATATGGGATAGCATACATGATGACGCTAAGGGCTTAGAAGGGATGCCTGTAGATCCTATGCGATTCGACACAGATGATTTACTTGAACGTGAGTTATCTTATGGACGCTCAGGGTTCGCCTTGCAGTTCATGCTCGACACAAGCCTTGCCGACATGGATAGATACCCATTGAAGCTTTCAGATCTTATGGTTATGTCAGTGGACAACGACAAAGCCCCTGAGAAGCTCGTGTATGGTGTTATGAAGCCAGTTAGCGACCTTCCTAATGTAGGTCTAGCGGGTGACAAGTTCTTTGCGCCGGAAGCGACGTTAGGGGACTACGTAGAGTACGATGGTTCGGTGCTTGTAATCGATCCCTCTGGTAGAGGTCAGGATGAGACCGCCTACGCAGTCGTTAAGATGCTTAATGGATACTTATATGTCTCTGAGTGCTCCGGCATCTCCGGTGGCTACAGTATGCCGACACTAGAAGCCCTCGCTACCGTAGGTAAGACACATAAGGTCAACATGATTCTCATTGAGAGCAACTTTGGTGATGGTATGTTTACTGAGCTACTGAAACCAGTACTTAAGCGAATATATCCATGCACGGTGGAGGAGGTACGACATAGTAAGCAGAAAGAACTACGTATTATCGACACCTTAGAACCTGTAATGAACCAACACAAGCTTATATTCGACCCTAAAGTTATCCAACATGATTTCGATAGCGTCCAGCACCATCCTCCTGAGAAAGCTCAGAGGTATATGCTGACATATCAGATGACTAGGATAACGAAGGACAGGGGATCACTTGCTCACGACGATAGGATCGATGCCTTAGCCATGGGTGTTGCTTATTGGGTTGAACAGATGGCCGCTGATGTCGATATGGAGATGCAAGAACGTAAGACTGCACTCCTCGATGATGAGCTAGATAAGTTTATGAATGGACACAACATTAATAGTGCTCCGAGAGCCGTAAGTTGGATGTAATTCTAAAGGTTCCCCTATAGGAGAACCCCCCCTCCCCCCTTTGATATACTATAGTATAGGTATGCACAATATTGACCACTATAGTATGTCTTTAGGTGAACTTAAC